CAATGAAACATGCCTATCCGAGCACATATCTTCACTGCCGCGCTTCACCAGACGACATGTCCCGCTGGTACCGCAAGCATTGGTCCCAGGGCCCCATCACTACAAACGATTACACCAGCTGGGACCAAGGCTGTGACAAGGTCTTCGCCAACTTCGCTGCGTGGGTGATGCAGCTATGCCGCGTCCCCGACGAATACGTCCAGACCTATCTGTTCGAACGACTGAATACCTTCAGCTACCTCGGACCACATCGGACCAAACAGGAATCTGGCGACCGTTGGACCTGGTTGATCAATACTCTTGGCAATGCTGCCATCACTGGCGCTTCCTTAAACTGCCCAAAACGCACTACGGCCGCATTTTCAGGCGACGACGGGGCAGTCCTTGGATCCTGGCGCTACCAACCTGGATTCCACGCCAAGCAGTGGAAAATGGTCCCAAAGCGTCTTATCGAGTACGAGTCTGTTTTCTGCGGGTATCATATAGGCGGTGAAGACATATACATCGACCCAATCGTGGTCATGCATCGCGCACAGAATGGACTTGCCTTGGGCCGTAACGATCCCGAGTACTGGAACTCGATCAGTGACGCTCTTCGGGAGCTAGGCCCCCGCGTCTCAGATCATGACCAACACGTGCGTGCCACTCAACACTATTTGGAGTTCGCGCGACGAACTTTCAACATTTAAACACTTATACCCGGGCAGCACCACCTGCCCGACCTTGGCATGTCTCTAAACTGCCGTCCGCTCTTTTAGTAAGTCTAGTCCGGCAGCGATGCCGTAGGTACACTGGGGTGGTTCCCATCGTGTGTGCGTGGCGGGGCGCTGAGCTTACCAGCACAAAACTCCCCGTCTGTGACGGAAGATCATAACGGGTCAGAAAATGCGGGCAAAATATCCCTCCTTCAGCAAGAGGATCGTATTCCGTAGCAAACCCCGAATGAGGAGCGTGGGTTATCGCCACAAAGGTCATAGCTGGGCATGACCAAACCGGACGTCATTCCGGCACTGCAACGACTGAACGCCGTCCGGTCTTGTACTCTCGTTTATTCTCCAAGGCTGAAAGATACAGTCTCGCGACACCAGCGGCCACAACTTCCTTTTCCAAATGTCTCACGCCATTATCAACATTCTCGACCAAGTCACCACCAACACCGAGATTCGCATAGGCACCACCCGAGGTTATTTCATCTCTACAGCCCAAGTACACGCTATCCAAGCTGAACTCGGTAATAGCCACATTCGCTCTGGTGCCAACACTCCTACACCGCTCGAGGAGGCTCAGCACAAGCTTCTTGATCTTGTAGCGCAACACAGGGAGATTCTCGCCGACATAGAAAACGCTCCCAAGGACCGACGTTCCGCGCTCAACGAGCTCCTCCAACGCGCGAACTCCCAGATCGCTACACAACGCCGCATTATTAAGAAGTTGACAGAATGAATGCGCCACTCATTGTCCCATCGCCTCGCCCTGTGTATGATGCGC